ACCTGGTATTCTAGGATATCTTCTTGCTTAGTTACTTTTCTGTATAAGTTAAATACTACATAGATAAGTACTAATGCTAGTACCGATAATATTCCTACTACTATTTCCATTTTTATATTTGTTTAATTAACGATGCTAATCCTTCTGAGGAGTTAACTCTCTTACCTGTTGTAGAGACTGTTTTTTCTACTTTAGGAGTGCTATCTCCTCCTGATTGTTTCCATGCATCGTATTCTATTTTAGATGCTAAAAAGTCTGCTTGATGTAGAATGTAGACTAAATTAGTTCTAAGTTTAGAATCTGGATTAAATGATAGGTAGTAGGGTTTATTTACATCATCATATAGTCCGTCATGTAATTTAATAGCTAAATACTCTTTTTCATTAACCTGGATTCCGTTTTGCTGAAGAGTAAAAAGAGATCGATCTTGGATCAACATATAAGATAGGTCACTGTTATGTGTGTATAACTCTCCTAACTTATCCTGTCTCCACTTGTCTGTTTGAGGTAAGTAGTAAGGTTTACCCTCAGCACCTATCTTACCTAGATCGTGATTAAGAGCAGTAAATACCAACTCCTCATCTGTAAAATCTATTGTAGCTCCCATTTCTTGCCAAAGTACTTTAGTTTTTAAAGCACAATGAACTACCCTATTAACATGGTCAACATACCCTCCAGGAAATGCATTATGAAAAGTAGGCCTACCCGAAGCAGGTGCCATAATCATTTCATCTGCAAAAGATACATAAAGAGCTTTTAACCTCTCCTTACGTTCTCCTGTTATAAAGGTATCAACTATCCTAAGATGTTTATCCCAATTACTTTGTATCTGTTCTGCAGAAAGGTTCATTAGTCTTGTGATTCTGTATTAAGTAGAGTTCTTAAATCTGCTATTCTCTCTAACAATTCTCCTACCTTATCAAATGCTACCTCTAATTCATTTCTATGAATATGGTATCCCATTTTCTTAACTTCCGATTCGAATCTCTCTAATTTTTGTTCGAATAAATCCTTGTTTCTCATTTTGTTTTGTTTTTTATTACTATTTTATTTTCTTATTTATTAATCATATTTTAATTAATAATATAAATTATAAGGCTAAGGTACCGATTTTTTTTTAAAGATACAACAGCTACAACTCAAACACCACTTTTAACTCCTTTTTTACTGTAATTTGATCCTCCCCATACACTACTTCGATGTAAATTGTAGCAGATTTTCCTACAAAATCCTTAAAAAAAACCATTGACTGCTGGGGTTCATACGTATACTTACTGTAGGTAGCGAAGTATGATTGTAGCACTGAGGTATTAGCATACATATCTGTATGAGGCTGGATGGTGTATCCTACGAGATTCATTATTGAAGTTTGGTTAGCTAATTGAGGAAAAGTATACGACCTAGTTCCTACCGCTATAGGAGTATTCATTTGGTTACTAGACCAAAGCCCTTGATACGAGTATACAGGGTAATTCCACGTGACACTACCTGGAACATAGAACATATTAGAATCAAACGCAGTTACTACTAACGGTACGTTATTTACAACATACTTTGAACTTAGTTGTGACAGTCCTCCTTTAACTGTAAAGTAGTTTAATCCTGCATGCTTAATATGCCAAACCCCTTGAGTATCTTTATATGTTCCAGGATGTCCTGCAGTATCAACCCAAAACTCAGCACTGCAATCTCCAGTTAAACAAACTCCCTCCTCAATAGCAGGAGCAGTGCAGCTAAATAAAAATAAAGATAATCCTAATAAAAATAACTTTTTCATAACCGTTTTTTTTTGATTTGCCTAAATATACGAACAAAAAACCGAACAAGCAACAGGTATATCGAAATATTTTAACCGATTCGACCCGCAAGATTTTTATTATATATTGCTAATACACAATAGGGTTTCCTACTTGGAACAACGCTCCTACCTCCCTTAACTTATCTAAAGCAGTAAGACTATCCACGGAAAAGAACTCTCTAGAGCGTCCCTCAGACGATTTCTCTCTCTTATCGGCAAATGCTCTATGCATAGCAGTTTCTACCTTAAAAGCACTGCCTTTTTGCAAAGGCAAAGCAAACTTGGCTTTCCACTCATCAACGATACCCGACGAGTTGATTCCATCAACCCTAGATGACACCTCGGTAATGGTTGCACCAATCTTTACCAATCCAGGATACCCGTCATTGACCAAGATATATACATACTCGACGTTATCTTTGGTATGTTCAGCAATATTGGCATTTGGTATCCCGTGCAAGTATCTCCACGAGCACGTGGAACTATCTTGCCATCCCTGGAAAGACTCTATCAAGTACTTGGCATTGAAGTACGTTAGTAACTTATCTTGAGATATGTGGCGAGCTTTGCTTCTAAGCGATGCGAAGTTCTTCTTCCACTGCTCCCCTTGAACCCCTAGCGGTTCAATGCTAGATGGTGACCCATCTATAATGGTGATTAATCCTTCACTCTCCAATTGAAGAGCGTGATCTAATGTTATTTTATCTTGGTACATGTTTGTTTAACTAAGAATTGAACAAATGACGTTAATAGTAGAATCCAAAGCCAAGGCCACATAAATACCGTGAGAAAAACCTCACGAGTGTTTACACTTGGTACTTCGTCAACTTCCTCCACCACATAGATAAGAGGTAATGCAAGGATAAGTCCTATCCCAACATAGTACAGTAAAAGCGCTACCATGATTAATCTTGATCTTCGTCTTGAGCGAAAATAAACGCATAAACCCAAACACAAATAACTATAGGCCAAAAAAGCACCGAAGCAATTAGTTCCCTAGTATTGAGAGGCTCTATCTCCTGGGGATTTGATTTGATTGCGAGATCGAAATAGATCGTAACTAATACGCCTGCTATTCCATAAAGTAAAATGTAATGTTCCATAACCGTTTTTTTAGTTTTTATTACTATGTAATAAACATAAGGAATATTTGCTAGTCTACCAACTTTTTTATCGAAAATAAATGTAAATATTTTGCAACGACACTACATAGCTCATATTGCTCGTCTTGCTCGAATGCTTGTAGTAGTTCATTCAACGAATAATGTATTGCATCTATACCGAACTCATCTTGTAACATTGAAACCGTATCTAGGGGTATATCATCGATTCTAACAAGGTATTTCACTAATCCGGTGAAATACTTCAACTTGATAGAATCTCGCACCTCTACGTACTGATTTTGATATTTGTTGGCATACATCTGATCTATTAGGTAGAAGTTGTCCACTCCCCTGATTACCATGCCAAAAAGCACGAATGAGTTATCTAATATATCGTGTACTCCGTGTTGTTGATATACCTCCTCATCTCCGGCATCGAAGATGTCAAAAAGCGATTTACTATCGAGTCTTTTCATACTATCTATTTTATATAAATATATAAAGTTGCTATAACAAAAAAATTGTCTAAAAAAAATTTTACACCTTTGTTGCATTTGCCAACAAAAAGTCTTATATTAAATATAGAAACAAATCGATAGTATCACAACATAAGAGGTAGGTTAGGGATATAGGTGGTGACTCGTGCTTGAAGTAAAGCAGCTAATTAGGAAAATGACGGATACCTGGAAGAGATTGAGGAAACCTCCTTACTTGAAATATAGTGAGGGTAGAGGTCTAGGTGCTCATCTAACGAAATCATTCTACGTAGAGAAGGGAGGACAACTTAGTGAAGCTAGTAACTATAACAACATCCAATTTCTAAACTATTTAGTATATAAATATATATCCCCATACCTCAATTTCTATCAGAAATATACAACTCTATATAAGTTGAAAAACCGACGTAGAAAACCGATGATGTAAATCAACTAGCAAACTTATATAAAATTGACGTCACAGTGACATCACCTTGACCTCGTACCAACTTGGCCTAAAAAAAAGGAGGCCTAAGCCTCCTCTATAAATTCTACTAGGTCGTCGAACTTGAAACTAACATTGACCTTTTTATTAAACACAAAGGTGTATCCTTTGAATCCTGTACTACCTACAGAGGTTATGTTGCAATGGTGGTCAAAGAATAACATTCTCTCATCTACAGAAGATCTAACCTCACTTACTATACTGTTGTCAGACTTTCTATAAGTCTCAGCTCCTTTCCATGTTGCTCCTTTAACTCTAAATGATGTTGCGTTTAAAAATTGTTCTCTTGTCATAGTATTGTTTGTTTTAATTATTGATACCTAAAGATACTTTATTAAACTGAGACTAGCAACACTTTGATTAATTATTTTCCTTACTATCTAACATTCCCTTTATAGACTCTAGAACTGTCTCTGCATTGAACTCCTTATCCTCATAAAGAGTTATCTCATTCCTAATAGCATTTAACAGTTCCATTGCTTCTATATCTCCGAAACGTTTATTTAACTCCTCAGCATGTTCGTAAGCTCCTATATGATCTTGAAAGTTAGAGATAGAAAGACCATCCCTATATACCCCCCATCCTAATGAATGGTCATGGTAAAACCTTTCCTTTGCATAGTACTGCCTCTTTGTATATGCTCTCATCTCCTTACTTATTTAGATTCAACAATCTCTTGAACATCTTCCATTGCCATCTTGTAGCCATAGTTGATTGCCATCTGCATCAAAAGGATATCCATTGATCCTTGATTGGACTTTGCAAAGGCTTCTAAGTCTTCTCTCCTATTAGGAGTTGCAACAATACCTCTTGATAACTCATTGAACCTTCCTGCGATAAACTCTTGTAACTTTTTCATAACTCTTATTGTTTTAATTATTGATACCTAAAGATAGTAAATAAAATGATTGGGGGCAACTATTTTATTATTTAATTTCAATAAACTTTCCGTCCCAAGGCTGATCATTAAGTAATGTTCTTCCTGCCTTTCTTCTTACATACACTCCTGGAAGAGCATTCAATCTCTCTTGTGTAGTTCTTGTGAAAGGATATCCTCCTAGAGATACTTTTAACTGTCCTTTAACATTGATCGTTGCAATTACATTATCGAA